AGTTCTCATTGTTACAGGCATACTAAAAGATACAAACGCATTACTAGAGTTATAAGTCATACCTGTTCCTAAATTTGCACCACTACCGCTAGCAACTAAAAGACAATACCTCTGGCAGTTAGCCAACTCAGTACCATAAGAACGGAAATCATAATTTGTGGCTGCAGAGCCAACCTCAAGCTGGACACCTGTGATGTACATGGTTGCTGCATTAGTTGCTACAAGATTTGTTGTACCAGCAGCACTTACCCCAAACGAAGTAGCTGTCCAAGCATTTAATGTTCCGTTTTGCCAGCTAGAGCCAGCACCTAAACAGATACCAAATTCAATGCAGTTATTGTTAGTTCCAAGCCAAGTTCCTGTAGTATCACCAGCTACTACAAAAGAAACTTGTTGCCAAGTATTGGCAGCTGAAATAGTAAACGTAGAAGTAAACGAACGTGAATACCCGTTGTTAAATAAATAGCAAGCAAACGTGCCAGTTAACGAACTACGAATCCAAAAAGAAACTGTGCTGGTTTTTGCGTTAGCTGTTCCGTAGTTTAAGTCCGCAAAGTTATAGCCTTCAATCCTTTGGGAATATGTGTAGTAAGACCCAGCAACAATACTTGTTGCAGCTAAAGATGTAATTAGCGCACTACTAGAAAACCCAGCTGGTGCAGTAGAAGATTGCTGAGTAGAAAAAACACCGCTAGTTTGCGCCCAGTATCCCCAACGATCTATGCAATCATATACAAGTGTTGACGGGGCAATTTGATTTGTTACAGGCCCAACTGACCTTTGCGCAATAACCATATTGCCGTTTATGATGCGGTTCTTAAACCCAATAGCGCCATTAGTACCCCCCGTACCGCCACCAGTAGTGGCAACGATTCCAGTAGTACCTGCGTTAGTACCGAGAGCGCCTAAGTTAGCTGCTTGTGTCATGTTTAGACCTGTTCAGCTTGCGCCTGTTGAGCTTCAGCCATGCGTTCTGCGGCAGATTGGATTGGGGCAGCCATCACGATGTCATCTTTAGAACCTGTGATTGACTTGCCTTCACCTAGTAAGCGCTGAACTTCAGCCGCAATAATTTCTTCCATAGCAATACGGCAACGCTCATGAACTGCATTTTGAATCCAGTCATCTTGGCTAAATGCCACTATGCCTAGAGCTTTGTCTTCTGCATCAGAAAGTGTAATTGTGTATGTTGCCATTTTTTTCTCCTAATTAACCTATTAACCAACCGTAAAAATTTGTTTCTTCATTTCCACCATAATACGCACCAGCACCGTTAAATGAAACGTCTATATAATCACCAGCTGATAGGTTAAAAATACGGTTCATTGAAACAGTTGGGTCAATTCTTCCGCCAGTATTATCGTTATTGAAATACGAATATTGAACATTTGACCCATTTATGCGATACCTTGGATAAGCATCTTGGTTATTTAGAGTACGCAAGTACATATTAAGTACTAAATAATATTTTCCAGCTATCGGGGCAGTAAATCTATATGTACTGGTATTGAAGTTAGAGCCGACATCAAACACAGAATTTGAAAATGGTACAGGGCTGGTAGTTAAATATGTTCCGCTATTTACACGTACATGAAAAGATGGCTGATAAGGAATTGTTACCCGACCAGAAGAATCAATTTTTAAATCAATATTAGTAGAACGGGTAATCGCTAGTTCTTTGCCAGTCGGTCTCCAAATTACTTGACCATAACCAGCCGTTACACCACCAAAATTTGAACCATCTGAATTTGCTACACCATAGTAATAATTACCACCAGTATTGCTAAGTTGTACTTGTGCAGAGCTTGTTCCTGTTCCTGGCTGAAGAACTAATTGTGAAATATTGCTCGCTGTTGAAGTAATATAACCACCAAAAGTGCCAGTACCAGCTACAGTCAAATTACTAGACGTATCCCAAGAAGGGCCTCCCGTACTTAACTTAGCTGGGGTTACTGCGCCAGCCACGATGTTTGAAGAACTTACCGAGCCAGCAGCATTAGGGATAGCGTTAGCTACTGAACTGACTTGGAAGGACTCTACAGTAACCAGATTACCAGACGAAGCACCCGTAGTAAGTACGACAGTAGTTCCGTTAGAAGCAGTATAGTCAGCGCTGCCCAGAAGAACTCCATTCAAATAAACGTTAATAAAGCCTACGGTGTAGCTAGGTGGTGTGAATGTAGTCTGTGATGCGGTAGCTGTGAACTCCGTTACGGTTCTGTATGCTGTGGTAGTTACGCCTGTTACTGGAACACCAAGATAGCGGCATGAGATATTACCTGTACCAGTCGGCGGAGCAGTAGTGAAGTTAAGCGTGTTACCAACTACACCATAAGTAGATGGGTCTTGAACTACACCAGAAACTACCACGAGAACGTTAGTAGTCCCAGCAGGAGCCACCGACATTGTGTAAGCCGTAGTAGAGCCGTCACCAGAGAATTGGTCGGTAACAAAAGCCGATTGGTATATGGGGTTTCCGATGTATGGCATTTGTTTATCCTAGTAACGCTTTTAGGTCTTCTGGGGTCAACCCAAGTTTAGCCAGTTTTTCTACAGCCGCAGCATTTTTAGCTTCTTCTTCAGCTTGCATTTCAGTTACACGGGCTTCTACTAAAACTAAATCTATTTCAACTGGGTTGCCCTCTTTATCAAAAGCTTCAAGGTCAAGAATAGAACCCACTTGTGGATAAAGGTCCAAAATTGCATGGTGTTTATCAATCATGCTACAACCTCCATTAATACAATTTCGCAGCCAGCCATAGAACAGGTTCCTGTACTATTTTTTAAATAAACACCATAAGTTTGTGAGGATGTTGATGCTGGAGAATCAACAAAAGTTCCCTGTACTGGTATTTGAACACGAGCAGATGACCAAAAGTAGTTTGAATACCCAGTTGAACCATTTGTAATAACAGTTCCATTAGAACCGCCACGTCTTAAATAAATAAGTCCATCTTGGGAAGAGCCTTGATTATCACAATATGAATTACCATACATAAAAATAATTTTATTAGTGGCTGAAGTTGGAGTAATTGTTACTTCAAGCATAGTTACTTGAGTACCCCCAGAAGATGTTGCAAAAAGAGATGTTATACCAGTAACAGTTTGAATAACTGATCCAGTAGGCATTGCTGTTCTAGGCAAAGCAGTAGCATTAGCTAAATTAATAGCTGCAGGTGTTCCAGTAGCATTAGTCAAAACCAAAGCAGACGGAGTACCCAAGTTAGGTGTCGTTAAGACTGGACTTGTCAGCGTCAGGGGAGCGTTTAAGCCAGTTTGGTTTATCGTGGAGATTGGCATAATTTAACCTTGTAAAAACCCTGCAAAATGTGAGTTTGTAACACCCGCATTTATTGTTGCACTACCACCGCAATAAATTGCAATCCGTACTGTGTCGTTTGCTGATAATTTAACTGAAAATGGAAACGCTGGACTTGTATCAGGCCAACCTTGAACAAACGCATCTTGAACGGTTGTGCCGTTTACTAAATATCTTATGCCCCAATAAGTACTAGAAACGTTACCAAGATAAAAAATAGTTTCAAATATGTAAACTCCAGCTACTGGAGCAGTAAATAAACCAGTAGAGGTGTTATAGCATGAGCCAACATTGTATGCCGTTGAATTAAATGTTACGTTTGTTACTCCAGAAGATCCTATTACAACACCTGAACTTGGGTATGCTTTAAACGCTGGTTGGTAAGGTGTTGTTACGTAACCGTTAGCATCAATACGCATCCGTTCTGTAGCGCTGGTGGTAAAAATCATTGGAGTAGCACCGTTGTTATACAAACAAGCTGCGTTGGCTACTCCGTTAAATCCAGAACCAGTATTGTCGTCAAGAGCTACCCAAAAAGTATTGTTATTATTTTGGTATTGTGTAGTTGCATATCCAGTTGTTGAGGCTTTAATACGTGCTCTTGGGTTTGAATCAACTACTTCTAATTTAAAAGCTGGACTAGTAGTACCAAGACCTAATCCAGTAGAATTAAAAGTACCTATAGCATTGCGACCAGAAGTACCACCGTTATATAGCGTTACTCCTTCTGATGGGCCTACAGTTAAACGACCTAAGCCTGTAACGTAGTCAACGATTGTGCCAGCAAGGTATGCGTTACCAAAGTCTCCAGTAGATAGTAAGCCACCACCAGTAGTAGTAATGTCGCCAATAACAGTTGGGTCTTGGGAGATAGCAGCGTAGGTAGTAATTAAACTTGTGTACTCAACCCAGATGTTGTTTGTGCCAGATAGCGGAGCAGAAGTAAATGTAATGGCACTACCAGCTACAGTAAACGCTGAGCTTGGGTTTTGAATAACGTTATCAACAGCAACAATCATCTGCGCCACAGAAGCTACTGGGCGAGTCAAAGTAAAAGTTACAGTTACGCCATTACCGCTAAAGTAATCAATAGCTGGGGTAAACCCTTGGGTCTGAACTGTATTACCGATGTATGGCATATTAGGTCGCAGTCAAAGCAGAAACAATGCAGTCACCAGATGAGGCGCTGCCGTTTTGAACATAAAGAGCATCGCTAGTTTTCATCACTACACGGTTGCCCTGGATTACTTCAAGTGAACCGCCAACAGGTACAGTAGCGTTGTATACCAGATAGTAGTTAACTGAGCTTCTAGTCAAGTAAACAGAAGTAGTAATCGGCGCAGTTGATGTATTCGATATGATGCAGCTAGAAATAGCCACAGTACCAGAAGCAACGCTAGTAATAATATTGACTGCGGATGTGCCAACGTTTTTGGCTACGAACGAGGTGTTTGAATAAGTTGCCATATTAGCCCATCATAAAGGATAAGAAGTACGCATCGTCAACTGGAGAAGAACCCCAAGTAGGAGGAGCGCCAGAACCATTTGTTGTTAATACTGAACCAGCCGTACCATATACGCCGTTAAATGCAATAGCACCAACCGCATTAATAGTCATAGCATCAGTAGCAGAACTATTAGTTACTAAGTGAATTGCATTACTTGAAATAGTACCAACAACAATATCGGTGCTACCAGAAATAAAGTAAGCATTGTTTGGCGCATTAATAGCGCCTGTACCAACATAACCAGATGAGTTAATACCCATCGTAGCGTAGTTAGTTGTGGATGTTCCAGTATCGTTGTACGCAATAAACTCAGCCGTTGCTGAAGAGCCACTAGATAAATTCTGAATAACTGCTTGGTAGTAGCTTGGATGCGTTGCAACAAAATTAGAAGCAAGGCCTGTATCGCTAAAACCCAACGCTCCACCGACCACTAAATCGCTAGTATTAGCTATTGTAGCTAAAGTGACGTTGGGTATTGTTAATCTGGCTGGTAGCGTAACGTTATTGCTTGCGTCTGTGTTGACAGAGTTCTCGGCTGGGTAAGTAACGAATACAGTCTGTGTGCCAGAGCTAAAGTTAACTAGGGCAGTAGTATTTAGGTAGTTAGCATAAACAGTCGTACGGGCAAGCGTACCTGCGCCTACAGTACCAAGACCTACTTCCCACTTGGCTCCGCCTTGATCCGCAATACAGTAAAAGGTTGTGTTGCCATTACCAATAGATGAACTAAAGGTTTGATAGCCTAAAGCCGCACCACCAAGCGTAACTGTGCCTGTACCTGGTGCGGTAGCTGATTCCTGTACTCTGTCTTTTAAGACCAAGGCCATTTATGGCTCCTTAGCCAGCAGCGCTGAGTGTATACGTTACGTTAATAGTATCGCCAGATGTTACCGTCTTAGAACCAGCCGTAAATGCACCGATGCTAAACAAAGTACCTGTAGTGTTATCAATCGCTGTAGATCCACCAACGTTAATGAACGCACCGTACACAGTACCAGAGCCAGTCATGCTAAACACCACCGCAGCTGATGTAGTCAATACGGATGGGTTAGCTGATGTAGCTGCTGAAAAAGATGGAGTCTTGCGTGTACCAGAGTAAGTAGGAGCATTAGCGCCACCTACTTCGTACCAACCAGCGTGTGATGCCTGGGTATCTGTGTAAGCTGGAGTAAAGGTTGAAGAGCCGTTAGCGCCTCCAAGACCCATAACAATAGCGCCACCGCCAGAGTTAGCAAAGTAAGAGTCCATTAGATTCTTACGACCAACGTTAGTTGTTAAGTTTGTAAAGGTATCAGACCACTTCTCAACGCCATTAGCGTCGTAGCATGTAGCAACGTATACACCTTCTAAACCTACAGTTTCAACTGAACCGCCACCATAAGAAGCATTAGCTCCGAAGCTATCGCCTAATTTTGTAATTTCAGAACTCATAAAAACTCCTTAATTGGAAAGACGAATAATGGCATCTGATGCGCTATTCGTTGGAAACGTTATTGTAAATGTGTTTGTTGCTGTTTTATCAGACCCAAAATTCAGTACTGCTACTGCTGAACCCGTAGTGCTATTGTAAATTAATGCCCCTCTAGTAGTAAAGGAAGCTGGGCTCCAAGTTACAGGTAGGAACGATACGTATGCAGTCTGGTCTAGGCTTGATGGAGGAATAACCGTTAAAGTTTTACCCCCCGCTGTATACCCAGTCCCAGTAATTTCGTTGGTTGTTGAGTATGCTAAGGTGGTCGGCCCCAAATCGGCAATGGCTGTATATAAAGCAATTTTGTATATGTAAGAGGTACCAACGGCAAAGTTTGCTCTACCGCTTAAACAGTCCTGCTTAAATATTGTGCATTGGCCTTGCTGGATCATGGATTAACCGCAATCTTAGCTTGACCATTACGATAAGCGTCACCACGCTCAAGACCAGTTCCAAGGCGGTTAAGTTGACCCATAGCTTCTTGGAACATCTTCTCATAGTAAGCAACCATGTCCTGTTCACCTTTTTGGAACAACACAGCTTCACGCAAAGAGCCATAAAGCAGGCATGGGTCATAGTTATCACCCAACCAAGAGGTCCCAAGGGTATTATCTACTGCAGTTAGTGTGTACTGGAAGCCTGAACCAATACCGCCAATATAAGTAATAGACGTAGTTAATACGTCCCCAACAGCATAAAAATTACCTGGGTTATCAATCGTTACTTTAGTAATAAGGTTGCCAGCAATAGTGATATTAGCTGTAGCCCCAGAGCCAGACCCGCCAGATAAA